GGGTTGCCAAGCAACCACCCGAACAACGTATGTTTCGTATCACTAGTGATTTGCTGCCTGCATATACGCACGACGACTATATGCCGTTTTACTTCCAGCCAGATGTAGTTGCTAAAATCGAAGCTCATCTTGCGATGTGCGGCGACTTTGCTCGTGAACAAGATATTAAACTCAGTTTCCACCCAGGTCAGTTTTGTGTACTTGCGTCAGAACAAGAACAAGTTGTTGAAAATTCAATTACAGAATTCGAGTATCATGCTGACCTTATTCGTTACATGGGCTATGGCAAACAATTTCAAGACTTTAAATGTAACGTACACATCGGTGGCAAGCAAGGCCCTGATGGTATTAAGCGTGCACTTAAACGTCTTAGTCCCGAAGCACGTAACTGTTTGACCATCGAGAACGCTGAGTTTACCTGGGGTCTTGACGCTAGTTTAGAACTAGTAGATCACTGTGCACTAGTACTTGACATACATCACCACTGGATTCATAGTGGCGAATATATTACGCCTTGTGACCCACGATTCAAGCGTGTTGTAGATTCATGGCGAGGTGTTAGACCTACTATTCATTATAGTGTATCACGCGAAGATGTAATAGTAGACCATGATCCTTATATTCGACCAGACTTGCAACAATTAAAGTCTATGAAATTTACTAGTGCTAAGTTACGTGCTCATAGTGACTACTACTGGAATTCAGCAGTAAACGGCTGGGCAATAACATTTTTACCGCACGCAGATATTATGTGCGAATCAAAACAAAAAAACTTAGCTTCACAAGCACTATACAACCACTGGAAATCTAAATGAATATTAGCATAGACTTTGACGATACTTATACTCGTGACCCACAGTTGTGGAATGAGTTTATTCGTTCAGCTCACGCAGCGGGTCACACAGTTTACTGTGTTACTGCTCGTGGTTTAGAATACGAAGATGAAGTCAATGAAGTATTAGACTCCATTGGCAGGTTTGTATCACCACATAATTGCATTTTTACTGGCGGCAAACAAAAACGTCAGTTCTGTTTACAGCGTAGTATTTATATTAATGTTTGGATAGATGATACGCCAGAAGCTATACCAAACGGCACAGAACATTCGTTTCTTGAAGATTAATAAACCACTTAAAAAGTTGACTTGATTTATTTACCTATTTGTAGTATAATATAAACTATTTTGGAGAAAACATGGCTGGGTATACTAAAGACTTTCTAATTGATGCGTTTATGAGTCGCTATATTAATTGCGAACATTTACCAATAGAAAAGTTAGAACGACTAGAACAAATGGCTCATGATCTTTATGATCGTGTTGGTCGTGATCAGTTTCGTGTATACGCTTGCTTAGATGCAGAAGCTATTCGTGAATACAAGGCAATGCAATGATAATTACTAGTGTTAGCTCAGACTTAGACAAGTATTACAACTTAGATAAGCTAGTAATCACTAAAAACATACTAGACCCAGTTACTCAAAAGTTTGAGGTTGAATATGTTCAATATTATTTTTATAACAAATTATCAGAATTAGAGCCAACTAAAACAGTTGGCTTACACTTAGACAGACTAGCATGAAAATAAAAGACTTAATCAAACAATTACAACAACACGATCCTGAAATGCAGGTTATTCGTGCAGGATATGAAGGTGGTGTAGATTTTGTAGCACACGTAGTTTGTTATGAAGTAGCACTAGATGTTAATGAAGACTGGTGGTACGGCAAGCATGAAATTGTAGTACACGACTTTCAGCGCGAAGAACTCAGAAACCACACTAAAACACAGGCAGTGCTTATAACATAATCCATTGCTGTGTTTATTGCTCGTTGCCAGTTCAGTCGTGGCACATTGGGGAAAGAAGTGTATAAGTTTTCTAGATAAGCTTATGCTATACTCCTGCGTCTAAATAGGATAGCGTAATTAACTATATAAACTAGACCTTGCCTCTTAGCGGGGGTTGCAGTAAACAATAAACACAACAATGGATTATTATGAAAAATAAAAAGTTACCCAAAATGCGTAACCTAATGGTTGTGCATATGATTAAGCGTAAATGTGGGGCGCATAAAAAGACTCACAAACAACTTCGTGGTGTATTAAACCGCAAACTAGAGGATTAATATGCCTTGTATGAAATGTGCAAATGGCAAGTATAAGTATGGTGAAAATGGCAATTGTCAGTTTGATACCTTAGAAGCTTGTAAAGCTGCAGCTGCAGCTATCCATATTCATAATCCAAAGGAAGAGACTATGAAACCTAAAAAGAAACCCCCACTATCAGCTATCAAGCCTACACCTGGACCACACGGCCCAATTCCAGAAGCAAAAGATATGCTGCCTACAAATCCATACCACTGCCCTACTTGCGAATGTGCAATGTGCAAAGGTATGTACCCTAAATATAAGTAAGGACTCTTATGAAAATTAAATCTATGGAAGCTAAACCAACAGCTATTGGTGTGCCTTATGACGAAGGCTACGCAGAAATAAAAGACCCTAAAACAGGGCGAGATGTAGGTGACTTAGCACCTGGAAGCGTTGAGCTTTATCCTGTTAATGTAGTAGCTCGCGACGAAAGTACTACACACCAAGGCGACATGGGTCGCTTGGGCAAGTCAGAATGAACCGCCAAGAACTTAATGCAAAAGTTATAAAATTATTTGAAACTTTTGCAGAAAAGCTAGAACAAATAGTTGAAAAAGCTAAATCGGTTAAAACTGGAGACTCAGTTAGCTGGGGCAGCAGTGGTGGCACTGCTCGTGGAAAGGTAACTAAAGTAATTACCAATGGTAGTGAACAAGTGCCTAACAGTAGTTTTAAAATTACTGGAACACCCGAAGACCCAGGAGCACTTATTCGTGTTTACCGCCCAGATGCAGACGGCAAATACAAACCAACAGATACTATTGTTGGACACAAAGTAAGTACGCTAACAAAAATCTCAGCACTCTAATAACCCCTCAGGCATAGGAAGCCCAAGAAAACCTTCCTGCCCAACCCAGTTCATGGCTATAACTGTACTGGATTTTTTCACACACAACACAAGGAAACAATATGAATCCATCATATTACATCGACTCTTTTCAGAGTGTTAAACGTAGTTTAACTAATAAAGTTATTACTGACGAAACTCTAAATAAAGCAGCTAATTCATTTATTGATGCACAATCAGTTTGGGCTAAAATGGTTGCTGAAAATTCTATTAACTTAACAAAACACTACTTTGACCACTTAGCTAAAGTAATTTATACAAAGGACTCAAAATGAATCCTTTTGAAATTCGTGCCGAAATGTTAAAAATGGCTCAAGATTACTTGCAAAAACAACAAGAAATTAACTTAGATTTTGCTGGACGCACTTTTGAACAACTTGTAAAAGAAGGTAAAAAAGTAGCTGATGACTGGCAAACTTATGCTCCTAAAATGTACACTTTTGAAGATGTATTAAAAGAAGCTGGTAAGTTATACGGGTTTGTCAAAGATGTTAAGTGATTTAATGCAGCGAGTTAGGGATATGTTTAAGCCCTATACGCTAGAGGACTTTATCTGTGATGCAGACCCAAAAGATTATAAAGATATTCAACGATTAGAAGCCGTTTGGCATAATTATCAAGATCGTAAACTTTTTAATAATTGTTACTAAAATATCGCGGTGAGTCAGGGTAGAAGCAAGTCTCATAAGCTCCGCTTAGAAGGTTCGAATCCTTCCGCCGCAACCAAACCAATTTTATACCAATAGATAGTAGCCAGTCTATAAAATAAAAGCCCTAAACAAAGGTTTAGGTTTGCCAAACCAAGGTAAACCTAAACCTTTATTTATTTAAACTTGAACTTTATAGTAAAAGTTTGTTATAATTGTTCTTTAACGACAAGGATAATCTATGAAAGACAACCAGTTAATGATTATGCCTGCTTATGGCAGACAGTATAATACAAGCGAAGAAGCTAAAGCAGATTGGGTTGCTGGAAAAGATTTCAAAATTGTAAACGGACCATACCTTAGTGTCCGTGATATTGATTATATCAAAGATAAATATACTTCAGTATGGCTTGATCTGATTACAGTAGTAGTTAGATTATATTAATATTGCGAGTATGGGGGAATTGGTAGACCCAGCAGACTTAAAATCTGCCGCGTAATGCGTATCGGTTCGACTCCGATTACTCGTACCAAACAACACTCGGTTCATCTAGAGGCCTAGGATACCGCCCTTTCACGGCGAGCACACGAGTTCGAATCTCGTACCGAGTACCATTTTTAGTAGCGAATTCATTGGCTATTGCGTGTAAGTGTTATTCTCCTCCCTGACACTGAGGCGACCTGGAATTGGCGACCAGGCGCTACTAAAAATGGTCTTAAAGTGTTCACGGACGCACACAGCACTGTCACTGCTGTAGATGGGGATCGTTACCCCATAAGACCGCCATAACCTGCCTTAGGTCCGTTGATGCTAGCGGTAATTAGTGTCCGAGCAATTGAACTGTCATTCGTAATTGACGCTGGATAAAGTAACCAGCAAATTCCAAAGTAGCACAGTGGTAGTGCAGTTGACTGTTAATCAATTGGTCGTAGGTTCGATCCCTGCCTTTGGAGCCATGCCCGATTAGCTCAGAGGCAGAGCACTCGCCTTGTAAGCGATAGGTCGTCAGTTCGATTCCGACATTGGGCACCATATCAAAACACTCTTGGGTTAAAACCCCACCGCACTGAATAAGTAAGGGCTCCACGGCTAGCTAGAGTGTTTTGATATGGTTGTAAGAAGCAGACAGAAAAGTGTTTTGGACGCGGGTGCAAATCCCGCCAGCTCCACCATAAGGTATATTGAAGCGATGCATAGCTGTGGGACGCGTTCTCTCTGTAAGTGCGATATACCTTATGTTGGGGCTGTTATAGATTCGACAAGGCAAAGAGTAAACAAGTGGACAACTCGGCAATGCTAAAGCCGTTAGGGTTGGGAGTTCCCTGCCGTAGAAGCACAAAAAAGTAACCGCAAACGACTCACAGTTCGCATTAGCAGCCTAAACACTGCTTAGGGTTTTGTCAAGTTTTCCTCGTAACAGAATAAACTTGACCCTAAACTACAGAAAGCATACATGACAGACGAAACAAAAATCATACCAGGAAAACAGTTTTTTACTAAAAATAGTGGGAACTTATACGAATTCTATCTGTCAGGCGAAATTGAAGATGCCAGTGAGTATTGTGAATGGTTTGATACTATTCGCAATGCTCGTGCAACAGACACAGTTAAAATCTACATTAATAGTTGCGGAGGCGATTTATATACGGCTCTGCAATTTTTGCGCGTGTTAAGTGAAACTAATGCTCATGTGATTACTAGTGTTGAAGGTGCTTGTATGAGTGCTGCAACAATGATCTTTCTTCACGGAGACGAGTTTGAAGTAACACCGCACAGCTTATTTATGTTTCACAACTATTCAGCAGGTGTATTTGGCAAAGGTGGCGAAATGTTTGACCAACTTCAGTTTGAACGTGCTTGGTCAGAAAACTTCTTGCGAGAAGTATATCACGACTTTTTAACACCAGACGAGATCAAATCAATGCTAGACAACAAAGATATTTGGCTTACTTCAGAACAAGTACTAGCAAGAATTGATCTTGTTTTAGCTAAAATAGCAGCCTTACAGGAATTAGATGAAAAATCTGTGGCGGTTATGGAGTAAAGCAATAGGCGAAAAATCTGGCAACACAGATAGTGAAGCTGATCGAATAGCCATAATTCGTACAATAATTTTACTTAGTTATATAATAACAAATTTATTTATCATAGCAAGCGTTATAAGGCACTGGTAATGGCAAAAACATTTGGTAGTATAAAATCAAACAAATTAGATATGTTAGATAAGCTGACACTAGGCAAATTTGCTGGTTGTAGAATATGTGACATTATTGCAGATGATTTTGAGTATCTTATTTGGTTAAATAAAAATGGTTTTGTAAATTTTACAACACCTGTTATGACTGACCTATTAGCACGAGCAGGCTTTAAAGAAGCTGAAGAGCATTACAAAAATGAAATAGCCCCTTGGAAAGATGAAGATGTCCCTTTTTAACTATAAAGTCCCACAAATACATCACAAAGTACAAGTTTTACTATGGGCAATAGATCAGTACGGATTTGTCCAAGTAGAAAAAATAGATATTACATAAGCGGGATTGGTATAGGGGTTGTGCCCTAGTCTTCCAAACTAGAGAGATCAGTTCGAGCCTGATATCCCGCTCCACTTACGAGTCGCGCTTGTAGCTCAATGGTTAGAGCAGCGGACTCATAATCCGTTGGTTACTGGTTCGAGTCCAGTCGAGCGCACCAACATAACACACCACAGGAAAAACAATGTCAGTTACATTAGCAAATTTAGGAAGTGCGCTAGCAGGCGAAAGCCAAGCGCATATCAAATATCGTTACTTTGCAAAAATTGCTCGCGAAGAAGGCTTTGAAGATGTTGCCAAACACTTTGAACACACAGCCGAGCAAGAACTCAAACACGCTTGGGGTCATTTAGAATTGCTTATAGGCAAGCCAAGTACTAAAGAGTGTCTGGAAAAAGCTATTGAAGGTGAGACATATGAGTTTACTCAAATGTATCCACAATTTCAAGCTATCGCTTTACGTGAAGGCGAGTTGCAGGCGGCTAAAGAAGCCGAACATCAAATTGAAGAAAGCAAAGAACACGCTGCACAGTTTGCTGCAGTTCTAGAAAAAGCAGAAAAAAGATTTGCTGCTTTAAAGAAAGTTGAAGAACGTCATGCAAATGCGTACAAACAAGTTTTGGAGAATTTATAATGGAATATGTATGCATAGTGTGCGGTCACGTTCACGATGAAGAACTAGAAGGTATGTGGGATACCTTACCAGATACATTTGAATGTCCTGAGTGTGGCGTAGGCAAAGAAGACTACGTCTCAATGGAATGAAAAATACATTTGTACCAGATCCACTTTTAAGTACACCTAAACCTAGGTTTGTACCTGATCCAATCATACACCCAAAACACCTAACCCAGCGCTAAGCTGGGTTTTTTGTTTGTAAAAAATATACTTGAACTCTTATACTGTTTTTGATATAATACAAGTTCTAAACAAATTTTTAACACAAGGAAACACAATGAAAATTTATTTTGGTAATGCCAACGAAGACCTTTTTGCAGACGGCTTATTTATTCTTGGTGAAAACCAATTCTATTATGGCGTAGAATATGGTACTAATTCTGGCGGTTTAGATGAAGTGTCTATTTTTGACGGCTGCAATCGTAGTCTGCCAATTCACATGGAAGGTATTCCAGAACTTATTGCAGCTCTACAAGAAGTTCAGTCAATTCAAGAATCGGTTAAACGTGCTCGTGAATTAACAGAGCGTGCAGAGTCTGATGTAGAAGGTTATGTTACTGAATCATGGAACGATGAGTTTGAAGTCGAATTTGACTCGGAGTAATTAATGTCGTCAGCAAGTAAATCTAAACAGGCATACTCTGCATTGTATAAATCCAGCACACGTTGGGCTACAAACAGAAAAATTAAATTAACGCGAGTATTAAAACAACAACCTAATAACGAACAAATTAAAGACGCACTAGCAAACATTAAATATCGTAGACATACCCCAAACGGTAAAACTGTTTGGTCACATGACAACATTAGGGTTGCAAAACTATTCAAAGAATTTACAGGTCGTGCAGGCGCAGATTTATTTAGTAGTAATCCAAAAGTTCAAGCAGCAGCACTTGCTTATCGACCCGATGGAGATAAATTGAAAGTCATCGAAGGTAAAGTTAACTTTAGTTTGGGTGCTAGAGCACACGACTCTAAAGGTAACTTAGTATGGAAATAATTGAAATATATCTTTTATTTGCACTAACAACAGGCATAACAAGTTGTTATCTATTCTTAAGCCCTGCTATAGCCCTTGCTAAAGAACTAGGAGTAGAGAATAGTTTTACAGAAAATACTTGGTTAAGTTATTTAACTTACATAGTTATAACCTCAATTACTGCCCCATTTAGTATACTACCTATTTTTATACCAAGTTTTAGTGAACGTTTTAAACGTGGTCTTGAGCGGGCGGTAATGGAAAGTCAAACTTAAAATTTTACATTTGACCCTAAATTGCAAAAGCGGTATAATATATACTTAATTTACGAAAGAAAGAACAAACTATGAATTTCCTAGAATTTACTTACACAAAAGCAGATGGCACACAGTCAAAGCGTGCTGTAGTTCCACTTGTTGGCCCAACTAAATTTGTTGAAGGCATTGATGTTTCACAAATGTCTGAAGATGAATTTGCAGTTTTTTGCCGTGAGTTTTCAGCACTAAAGTCAGCACAACATGAGCAAACTATGGCAATTCTAGAACAGTTTGATCTTAAACACAACTATCGTAGATTTATCCCTGAGCAAATGTCAGACATTACAACCGATCATGTCTAAATTTAAAACATGGGATAGTGAAATATTAGGCGATGCAGTTAAAATAAGTTTACAAATTCGTGCTAAAATTGAAGAAATGTGCATTACGCACAGAATTTCTCCAGATGGTTTACCAAACAGTCTGATACCAACAGACAATCTTTACAGTTTAGTTTGTGCATATGAGGCAGCTTATAATGCATTAATTGAAAATGATTTGGTTAAAACAGGTAATTTAAAAACACAAAAAAATTTACATTAAAGAAAGCAAATAAATGGCAACTTGGACAGAAGAACTCAAAACAAAAGTTATTGAGATGTACGAAGGTGCAGGCCCTACACCTGAATCCTCTACTGAAATTATCAAAGATATTGCAGAAGAAATTGAAATGTCGCCTAACGGCGTTCGCATGGTACTAGTGCAAGCTGGTGTGTATGTGAAAAAAGAAGCTGGTGCTAGTACTACAAAAACTAAAGCACCTAGCGGTGAGGGCACAAAGCGTGTGTCAAAAGAGTCCAGCATTGCTGAACTCCGTGCAGCTATCGAAGCAGCAGGCAAAGAAGTCGATGAAGACATTCTAAGCAAGCTTACAGGTAAAGCTGCAGTCTACTTCTTATCAGTATTGAAGTAATTCAAGGCGGCATTTTGCCGCCTTTTTTCGTCTTAAACTCAAAGGAATAAAATGGCAACACGTAAACGTCCAGCACTAGAAGAAGAGTTGATGACTGATGCTAATATTGCAAAAGTTATACGTCTACTTGACCCGCAAGAAGAAGGTAAGAAACCAATTACCAAAAAAGACGCGTGTGCTATTTTAGGCATGAGTTATAATACTACTCGTCTTGGTACTATTATTGAAGAATATAAACAAAAACAAGCTCGTATATCACAGCGTAAATCGCAACTACGTGGTAAACCTGCAACACAAGAAGAAAAAGTTTATATTATTAGTGAGTACTTAAATGGTGAAACTGTAGATGCCATTTCAAAAATGACATATCGCAGTAGCCGTTTTATCAAAGATATTCTAGAAGGTAATAGCGTGCCAATTCGCGTACCTGGGTCAAGCTATTTTGACCCTCAGTTGATTCCAGACGGAGCAGTTCGTGACCGATTTAAAATTGGCGAAGTAGTGTATAGTTCACGCTATGATTCTACTGCACGAATTGATGCGGAACAAAAGTCACCTAAACATGGTTTTGTTTATCGTATCTGGTTGCTTGCTGAACGTTGGCAACAAAATGCCTATCAAGAAGCTGCTGAACTGGCGTCACTAGAACATTTGCGAGAAATGGGAGTTAGAATCTAATGGACTCAAATATCCTATACGAACGTTTAATAGAAGAAAACATGGACAAAGGCTTTCAGGTAAAACTGGTAGTCAATGAGTTCCGTGATGTAATCTATGTACAACTAAGAAAATACTTTCTTAGCTATGAAGGCGAATGGGTTGCTAGTCGTGAAGGCATCTCAATTCCTGCTTCAATTGAAAATATTCACTCGCTTTTATACGGGCTGTTCGACATTTGCGCTAAAGCCGAAGGCAAAGAGGTTATCGAATACTTTTCAGACAAGATAAAAGAAAAATAAACTTGAATCGCTTAGTTTAAAATGTTATAATAATACTTATGAACAAACTTGAACAATACTTAAATCTAGCTTCGCGAGCCTACTATAGTGGTGCTCCGATCATTAGTGACGACCAGTTCGATCGACTTGCAGAGTCTATTGGATATAATGCTGTTGGTGCTAAGCAGCACGGCAATGTCGAGCGTCATGTTTATCAAATGTATTCACTACAAAAGTATTATGAAGATGAAGATCAAAAGCGTCCTTTGGAAGGTATTAGTGATATTGTTACTACTGCCAAGCTCGATGGTGCTGCTATTAGTTTACTCTATGTGGATGGCACACTTGTACGCGCGTTAACTCGTGGTGATGGTGTTGAAGGTCAAATCATCACAGACAAGATTCTTAGTCATAGTGGTTTAGTTCCTCATACAATTCCGCTGTCAGGAATCTATCAAGTTACTGGTGAGATTGTTGCTCCAAGTTATATTGAAAATGCCCGTAATTATGCGGCAGGCTCACTAAACTTAAAAGACAGCTCAGAGTTTAGTACCCGTGCATTGAGTTTCTTTGCTTATGGTGCTCAACCTGCAATTACTACAACTTATCGCCAAGAACTAGCTGTACTAAAACAGTATGGTTTCAATGTAATCAGCGAACCTGACTTAGATAAAATATATCCTTGTGATGGTGTAGTGTTTCGTGTAAACGATACCCAACTATTCCAAGATTTAGGATATACTGCCAAGCATCCTCGTGGTGCATATGCTAAAAAAGAACGACAAGCCCATGTCGAAACAAAACTCTTATCCGTTGAATGGCAAGTGGGCAAAAGCGGTAAAGTCACTCCAGTTGCTATTCTTGAGCCTGTTTATATTGGCGATGCCCTCGTCAGTCGGGCTACTCTTAATAATCCTGGTTTTATTGAAATGTTGGATCTACAAATCGGAGACACCGTAGCAATAATTAGATCAGGTGAAATTATCCCTTGCATACTTCACAAAGTAGATGCATAAAATTTTTAGCCAAGGGCAAAAGAAATTTTCACTTGTCCTAGGCGACTTAATCTAGTATAATAGATACTTAAATTGATAAATAAACTATGAGAATCGAAATACCAACCGAATGCCCCTGCTGCGATTATCCTTTAGAACTGGTCAACGATCAGCTCTTTTGTAGAAACACGGCTTGCGGTGCTCAGTTAAATAAAAAGGTCGAACACTTCTGTAAGACTCTTGGTATTAAGGGTATGGGTTCTCGCACAGTGGAAAAACTTGGTCTATCAGATATTACTGAATTGTTTTATCTTGATGCAGAACAAGTTGTTGAAACTCTTGGTAGCGAAAAAGTAGCATTAAAACTACTGGATGAAATCGAACGCAGCAAGTCTGCTGATTTAGCCACAGTAATTGCTAGTTTTTCGATTCCCTTGGTTGGTTCAACAGCAAGTAAGAAATTGTGTGAAGTAGTTACATCTGTAGACGAGATCAGTTACACTACTTGCAAGCAAGCTGGACTAGGCGATAAGGTTACTCAAAACCTAGTATCTTGGCTTGAGACTGATTTCCAAGAGATGAGAGAGTTTTTGCCTTTCTCGTTTAAATCTCAAAAGAATTCCAATACAAGTACTAATCAAAAAACTATTTGTATCACAGGAAAATTATCATCTTATAAAACTAAAGCAGAAGCCTACAAATTATTAGAAGAGGCGGGCTACACACCAGTAGAATCTGTAACTAAAGCTACAAATTATTTAGTTGATGAAGAAGATAAAGGTAGTTCAAAACGCAAAAAAGCCGAGTCTCTCGGTATTACAATTATCACAAACTTAAATACTTTCTTGAAAGAAAACAAAAATGACTGAAAAAGCTAAAAAATGGTCGGACGAAGCTATTGACCAATTGATGAGCATCGTTAACGGACAATCACCTGTTAGCGTTGATACTGTGGAACGTGCCGCAGAATCTTTGGGTTTCACAACTCGTTCTGTTGCCTCTAAATTGCGTCAACTTGACTGCGAAGTGGCATCTATGGCTAAAGAAAAGACAAGCGCATTTACACCTGACGAAAGCGCAGAATTGTCAGACTTCGTTGTTAACAACGCTGGCGCTTTGACATACAAAGAAATCGCTGAAACATTTGCTGGTGGCAAATTCACACCAAAACAAATCCAAGGTAAACTGTTGGCTTTGGAATTGACAGGCTCTGTCAAGCCAGCTGAAAAAGTTGAAGTGGCTCGTACATATACTGAAGCTGAAGAGTCTAAGTTTATTGCTATGGCTGACAGTGGTAGCTTTATCGAAGATATTGCTACTGCCCTGAACAAGACAGTTGCTTCTGTCCGTGGCAAGGCTTTGAGTCTGACACGCAAAGGTCAAATTGCTAAGATTCCCGCACAGCGTGTTTCTCATGCTAAAGAGACTGTTGATCCTGTGACTGCCTTGGGCGACAAGATCAGCTCTATGACTGTTGCTGACATTGCTAAAGCTGTTGACAAAACAGAACGTGGTCTTCGTACTCTGTTGACACGTCGTGGCATCAAAGTTGCTGACTATGATGGTGCTGCTAAAAAAGCTAAAGCAGAAGCCAAAGCTGCTGCTTAATCTAGTTTTATAAACGATTGGTCGGGAGTTCTTAAAAAGCTCCCGGCCTTTTTTACTTTAGCGAGTCGAAGATGAAGGTTACAATTACATACCATGACAACGACTCTTTTACCATAGAAGAAGTTGTCAAACAAGCCGTTCACAACTACGGCAAAACCGCACAAATAGAAATTATGCCCGAATCTACGATGGCATACGATCATATCTATTTTGGCTTGCAACAACTAATTACGCATGAGCAGTTGAGTTTATTGTATGACAAAGATACTGCTTATCAACAAGATATTAAAAAATTAAGAGAGTCTATTCTCTATAAAGTCACAGAAATTATTGACCAAGTTATTATTGACAACGAATCGAAAGTAGGGTAATCTTGGATACATCAGCAGTAGTCTTAAATAAATTGCTAAGTGAGAGAAACCTAGATATCTGGGCTAAACTCAAATTAGTATTTTTGGACGCTGCATACTCTTCCTTGTACGGTGCTATAAATAAGTATTATGAGAAATACAGCGCTGTACCGTCATTTGACGATCTCGAAATAACCTTAAGGGAGGGTCCAGCGTCCAAGACGTTAGCAACTCTCCGTTTAACCGAGGTTCCTGACGTTTCAGCTGAGGTTGCGCTTGATGCGCTAATCGATCAGTATACACAAAATGAAACGGTAAAATTATTAGACAAATTTGTAGACAAACTACCGCTTTACGATTCAAACGAAATAAAAGATAACTTAGCAAACATTGCACTAACAATAGAAGAAAAAACTCATACTAGTGAAAAAGTATTTACTATGGCTGACATGATGATGTTTCGCCATCCTGATGAATTGGAAAAAGAACGTGTTTACCTTGGCCTTAATAATACTTTTGATGCTGTTCTCGGCGGTGTTGCTAGACAAGAGCTTATCCTTATTGGTGGCAAAAGGGGTTCGGGAAAGTCTATTACGTCTAGTAATATATTTGTTAATCAGTACGAGTCTGGTAACAGTAGTATTTATTTTTCTATTGAGATGACAGCTCAAGAAACAATGGAACGCAATTTAGCTATTTTAGCTAATGTGAACCTACAAAACTTAAAACAACACAAATTAACAGATGACGAAGTTCTCCGAGTAGTAAAAGCCAGAGCAAATATGTTCCAAGATGCTGATTCTACTGTTGGAGAATTTATGCGTCATCGTGATAGATTTAAATTTGAAGAACATTTAGTACGAAACCATCAACTTAAAGCAGATAATCAAATGATTATTGTAGATGACCGAGACTTGACCCTAAGCTCAATCGACTTGCACATTGGCAAAGCCAAAGCAAAGTTTGGCGATAAGTTAAAAGTAGCAGTAGTTGACTACATTAATCAAATTGTACTAGAAGGTGCAGATCAATATGATTGGAAACCACAAATTGAAATATCCAAGAAGCTCAAAAATCTTGCGCGAAAGTACGAGATCGTTATGGTATCTCCGTACCAAATCGATGCCACAGGTGAGGCGCGTTTCGCCAAGGGCATCCTGGATGCGGCAGATATCGCCCTTACGATGGAAGCGCATGATAAAGAGACCAATGCGATCAGCTTTGAAACAACAAAGATTCGAGGCGGCAAGGAAATGGCATTTACGTGCCCGATTGACTGGGACACTTTACGCATTAGCCCACAGTCAGTGGATAAACCAGCCGCTAAGGAAACTGTTAAGAAAGCTGGGAAGAAAGCCAATACCGCAGATTTAAAACAAGACGACACAGCATCTGACTTACCATGGAATTAAAATGAGCGATCCAGTACTAGAACTAATTAATAAAAACAGTTTAGCATTTAGCGTGTCAGGCCGTGACTACCTTATTAAGTGCTTAAACCCAGATCACGAGGATTCCAATCCTAGTTTTCGTGTAGATCGTGTTACTGGTGTTGCTCATTGCTTTAGTTGTGGCTTCAAAACAAACTTATTTAAATATTACGGGGTTTTTACTAACCCTGTACCTATGAAAATTGCGGCACTCAAGGAAAAGTTAAATGAGCTAAGAACAGGCCACTTAGGATTAGAGTTACCTAACGGGCATACTCCTTACCTAAAGCAGTTCCGTGGAATAAGTCCTCAAACTTTAAAATACTTTGGGGCATTTTATACAAACATAGTTGAAAAACTACAAGATAGAATTGTTTTTCCTATTCGAGATATTACTGGAAAAATAGTAGTATTTGTAGGCAGACATACACTATCAAACGGAAATCCTAGATACATTAATTACCCTAGTGGTGTTACAATGCCAGTATTTCCAGCAAGTCTTCCAAGCGGATACCAGTCAATGGTAATTGTGGAAGGCGTATTTGATATGCTAAATCTTTATGATAAAGGTTTAGAGAATGTAGTGTGTGCCTTTGGCACAAACACTCTACAAAATGACACAAAACAAAAACTTTTGCCGTTTAAAGCACAAGGTATTACTCATATATATCTTTTATTTGATGGTGACGAGGCAGGCGATAAAGCTGCCAAAGCATTAAAACCTCTAATTGAAGCAGACAACTTTATTGTTGAGATTATTAAGCTACCTGATGACAGAGATCCAGGTGAGCTTGATATGCTCGAAGTAAGATCTATTGCCGAATATATAACTAAATAATAGCTAAATACGCTATAAGAAAGTATTAAAATGAAAATTGCATTAATTGATAAAGCCCCTAATCGTACTCGTTATAAAGAGTACTTTAACTTTGATTTTGACCATTATCATATGAGTTCAGTTCCTATTACTAAGCTACTTAAAAAAGATGTAGACTTAGATGTAGACTTAGAGCCTTATGACTATGTTATTCTTGTAGGTGCAGAAGCTGCCAAAGAATATGCTAAAATTACTTCGGTAACTAACATGGCAGGTCAATTAGTTGCAGATAAATTCATTGCTATATCAAACCCTGCAATGCTAGCTTTTAAGCCAGAAGGTAAACCAGATTTTCAGCGTGCTTGTGATCGCATACATAAATACATAGAAGGTACTTTACGCCCAGCAACTGAAGGCGATTTTAAAGGTATTAATAATGCAGATGAAGCCCGTGAGTTTTTAACCGAAGTGCTTGAAAATGCTCAAGGTTATGTAGCACTAGATACTGAAACAACTGGGCTTTACCCTCGTGATGGGTATGTGCTTGGCGTTTCCGTTAGTTATAAATCTAAACATGGTCGTTACATACTATGTGACGCTATGGATGAAGAATGTGTAGGCTTATTACAAAAGATTTGTGATAGCTTTGTTATTGTATTCCATAACATGAAATTTGACTATAAAATGTTAGCCTATCATTTAGGACTTACATTTAATCGTAGCAAAGTTCATGATACAATGGTTATGCACTATGTATTAGATGAAACCGATAGTCATGGTTTAAAACAACTTGCACTCAAGTATACAGACTATGGTGATTATGATTCAGAATTAGATGATTTCAAAAAAGAGTATTGTGCTAAGAATGGCGTTTTACAAGACGACTTTACTTATGACCTTATTCCATTTGATACTATTAGTCGTTATGCTAGTATTGATACTGCCGTAACATACGACTTATTTATGAAATTCTGGCCTATCGTCCAGAAAAACGATAAACTACGTTTCGTATATGAAACGATTTTGATTCCTGGCACACTGTTCTTAATGGACATGGAAGAAGTAGGAATCCCTATTAGTCAAGACAGAATGGCTGCTGCTAACCTATATCTTGACGAAGAAATTGAAAAAGCCAAGCAGGTAGTGTATGGATTCGACGAAGTTAAACAGTTTGAAAAAGATACTGGTAAAATCTTTAATCCTAATAGCGTTATGCAGTTACGGGTTGTTCTTTTTGACTATCTTGGACTTAATCCCACTGGAAAAAAGACAGCAACAGGAGCAGTCTCAACTGATGCTGAAGTCTTAGAACAACTTTCAGAAGAGCATCCGCTTCCAGCGGCGATTTTAAAGGTGCGACAACTTGGAAAAATCCAAAATACCTATATTTCTAAGATTTTACCAGAACTTGATCGTGATGGTCGTATTCGTACAAATTTTAATCTTATATTTACTACTAGCGGTAGGCTTAGTAGTTCTGGCAAGTTCAACGCTCAGCAAATACCTCGCGACAATCCTATTATCAAAGGCTGTATCAAGGCTCCAGCAGGCTACAAGATTGTATCGCAAGATTTGACCACAGCAGAGATGTATTATGCTGCTGTGTTATCGGGTGATAAGAATCTACAAGAAGTATTCTCCAGTGGCGGAGACTTTCACTCAACTATTGCTAAGATGGTATTTGATTTACCTTGTGCGGTTGAGGATGTTAAGAAAAAGTACGGAAATATGCGTCAATCAGCTAAAGCCATTAGTTTTGGTATTTTGTATGGAAGTGGTGCTAATAAAGTATCTCAAACTGTATCAAAAGCCACTGGCGAAGATTATCCAGTAGATCGCGCTAGAGACGATATTAAACAATACTTTAAGAAATTTAGTAAATTAAAAAACTGGTTAGACACACGCAAATCATTTATTGAACAAAATGGATACACATACTCATTCTTTGGTAGAAAACGCCGCTTACCAAATGTCTTTAGCTCAGATAAAGGTATTGCAGCACATGAAGTACGCTCAGGAATCAATGCCGAAGTACAAAGCCTTGCCTCAGACGTTAATTTACTCGGTGCAATGCGAACTGCTGACGAAATTAAAGCAAAAGGCATTGACGCAAATATCTTCATGCTAGTACATGACTCTATTGTTGCACTAGTAAAAGAATCTGATGTGGGTGCTTATTGCGAAATTTTAAAACGCAATACTCAACATGACTGGGGTTGTTCTATTAATGGATTCCCTATTGGAGTTGACCAAGACGTAGGCAATGACTATAGCTTTGGCGACTGGGAAGGATACTATGAAGTTGCAGGAGATCGTATTTCCCGTATTCAGACTGGGTGAAAAACAGCCTGAGCAAGAAAATGGCATAGTGTACTATAAATCAGAATATAGTGATAAGGATACTGCTGAACACACAACAAATTATAGGTTCGTAGACGATAAGTCCATAGATAAGCCAACTTTAGGCTTACGCAGACTCGCTTTGCAAAGTAAAGCAACGTTATTCCCTATAAGTTCAGCAGTATACTTTCTTGTAGACATTATTAAGTTAGCAAAATCCACAACGTGGTTTATAGACAGCCACGGACAGGTTTTTCAACATAAAAAAACCACACGCGCCAAACTGACAACAAAGAAGATTACTAAAGTGTTACCTGCGGATGGCATAGGGTGTGTATTAGAACTAGAAGGTGTGTCTCACAGATTCAAAACTATGATTCAGCCTGAAAGCTATCACCAGTACGCAGGAGTTTTATATATGGACAACAGTTATTTATTTTACGGATACTACGAATATCCACAAAAAGACACGTGGAGGCTAGTATAATGGCAAAAGCAGTGATTAGTAATAGAATTTACATTGATAATCCTGGCGTAGAGCATACCAAACACGTAATTAAATCTCTTACGTATAAAATTCACAAAGATACTGGTTCAAAGAAATTTGCTAGTGTAGAAACTATCAAGAATTACAAGTCGTTAATCAAGGGTATTTTATCTATTCCGCAAGGGCGAACGGATTTAATTCCCAAAGACTATGAAATCATAGATAAACGAGTTTTAGTTCCTGTTCCATTTCCCGACCCTAAATTTGAGCTTTACGAAGATCAACAAACTATCTACAACGAAGTAAATGATACGTGCTTTATCAATGCACTACCAGGTTGGGGTAAGACTTTTACTGCGCTACATCTTGCCAGAAAGTTTGGGCAGAAAACTTTAGTTATTACCCACACAGCGGCTCTTAGAGATCAGTGGGTAGAAGAAGTTCGTACACTGTTTGGTTGTGAGTGTGGTGTTATTGGTGGCGGTGAATTAGATCACGAAGATCATTTTATTACAGTTGCTAATATACAAACACTTGTAAAACATACTGCAGAACTTGCCAAAGAATTTGGTACAGTTATACTAGACGAAGCACATCATTGTCCTGCTACAACTTTTGCAGGAACAATTGATGCTTTCCATGCCCGTTACCGAATCGCCCTTAGTGGAACTATGATTCGCAAAGATGGCAAGCATATTTTATTCAAAGACTATTTTGGTACTGTAGTATTAAAGCCTCCAGTATCTAATACAATACCTCCTACCATACATATGGTAAAAAGTGGCATTACACTTAAACCTAATGCAACCTGGGTAGACAAAATTACCGATCTTACCCAAGATGACAAGTACAGACAGTTTATTGCAGACATAGCTAAAATGCACGTTGCTGAAGGGCATAGTGTTTTAGTTATTGCTGATAGAGTAGAATTCTTAGAAAAGGTAAAAGACTATGTTGGTGAAACGTGTTTGTTGGTTACTGGGAACACCAGTTTTGAAGATCGACAAAGAGCAAAAGCTCAAATCCTTGCCAAAGAAAAAATGTGCATTGCTGGAAGCAGGCAAATATTTTCAGAGGGAATTTCAATCAACATCCTTAGTTGCGTAATTTTAGCAGTACCAATGTCAAACGATAGTTTACTAGAACAAATTGCTGGTAGGATTATGCGAATGCATGACGGTAAACTAGACCCAATTATAGTAGATATTCAATTTGCTGGATACGCTGATAAGAAGCAAAACACAGATAGGTTAGGGCTTTATCTCCGCAAAGGCTGGAAAGTGTTAGCGTAGTTAAAATTTCACTTGTCAAATAATATCTAAAATGGTATAATATTTATTAAGTTTCAGTATATGACCCTTTTCTTCAATCTTGGATTGCTTGAGTCCACAACACAATGCGACTCCGTAAAACTAGTTGAAACTTTAAGATTGCACTTTATTAGAAAATCTATTCCTAAAAATCAATACAGTAAAATCAAACCGATTTTTAACTTAAAAGGTAATAGTTTTCTAATAAACCCTGCAGCCCTATTTACTGATACCAGCACAGATATTGTACACAAAGCACAATACATAAGATTAGCGGGGCGTAGAACTTACGCCATATACAAACATTACGGTTATACATATCTAGACCTATCTTTTTATTCAGATATTGACCTAAACGCAATAAGATCAAATCCGCTACTAAAAATAACAGAAAACAAAATTCATTTCAAATACGAGGAAAATTAAAAATGGCACTTAGCTTTAAAAATACCAAAGGTAAAGCACAATCAAACAAAGTCGAATCTTATGAATACAAAGATGGCGAAAACACAGTCCGTTTAATTGGCGGAGTTCTTCCACGATACATTTATTGGCTGAAAGGCACAAATAACAAAGATATTCCAGTTGAATGTCTGGCGTTTAGTCGTGAAAAAGAAAAGTTTGATAATATTGAAAAAGATCATGTTACTGAGTACTTTCCAGAAGCAAAATGCTCTTGGAGTTATTCTGTAAATTGTATTGACCCTAAGTCGCAAAAAGTTGTTGCTCTTAACTTGAAAAAGAAGTTATTTGAACAAATCGTTACAGCGGCTGAAGATTTGGGTGACCCTACTGATTATGATACAGGTTGGGACGTTGTATTCAAGCGTGTAAAGACAGGCCCACTGCCTTTTAATGTTGAGTATACCCTACAAGTTTTGCGTTGCAAACCCCGTCCACTAACTGACGAAGAGCGTGCTATGGCTGATGCTGCTAAAAATATTGATGAGAAGTTTCCTCGTCCTACAGAAGCAGATGTAAAAGCCTTGTTGGATAAAATTACTACACAACAAGATGAAGATGGCGAAGGCGAATCTTCTGAGCAAGAAGCAGTAAAAGAACTTGGTTAAAAAACTTAAAGCCCGCTAAACAAAATGCTTAGCGGGCTTTTCTGTCATATAAGGGAATATGAAAGTATTATTTACAGCTGACATCCATATCAAATTGGGTCAGAAAAACGTACCTATTTCGTGGGCTAAAAATAGGTTTAATATGCTATGGCAGCAACTAGAAGCACTACAAGACGAGTGCGATCTTTTTGTAGTTGGTGGAGATGTGTTTGACAAGCTCCCTAACATGGAAGAACTAGAGACATATTTTGATTTAGTTAGTGCTTGTAAGATTCCTACTATTATATACGCTGGAAATCATGAAGCAGTTAAAAAGGACACAACTTTCCTATCTAACTTAAAACAAGTTACTAATCGCTTAAATCCCAAAGTAGAAATTATTGATGATTTTTATAGTTTGGACAATATGGATTTTATTCCATACAATAAGCTAAAAGATTTTGAAAAGTCGCCACACACTAGTTATGGCGACATATGCTTTACTCATGCTCGTGGAGAGATTCCACCACACGTAAAGCCTGAACTAGATTTAGAACTGTTTGCTCCTTGGAAAGTAGTTTTAGCTGGTGACTTGCACAGCTATGAAAACTCTCAGAAAAATATCCTTTATCCTGGTAGTCCTGTTACTACTAGCTTTCATCGCCACAATGTAGATACTGGTGTTATTATATTGGATAGCCGTAGCCTAGAGCATGAATGGCGTAAACTACAGTTACCGCAACTTATTCGCAAGACAGTGGCTGTGCATGACCCTAAACCACCAACTGATTACGATCATACAATTTATCAAGTTGAAGGCGATATGCAAGAACTTGGTGAACTTGAGGATAGTGATTTAATTGATCGTAAGGTTATTAAGCGTGACTCAGATAGTGCACTAATCCTAGACAAAGAAATGTCCATGAGTGAAGAAGTACGTGAGTATCTTACCTACATTCTAGAGCTGCCAGAAGATACTATTGAAAGTGTACTAAAAGAATTTCAAAATCATGCAGACAAAATTGAATCGGAATAAAATTACTAATGATAACTATAAAACAACTACGATGGGCTAACGCCTTTAGTTATGGAAAAGATAATAAAATTGATTTTGTTGCAGCTCCGCTAACACAATTAGTGGGAAGAAACGGCCATGGTAAAAGTTCTATTGCTCTTATCTTAGAAGAAGTATTATTTAATAAAAATTCAAAAGGTATTAAAAAAGCCGATATTCTTAACCGTTATGTTAAAGATAAGGCTTATACTATTGAATTAGACTTTAATCGTGATGGTACTAATTATACCATTAAATCTAGTCGTGGCACTGCACAAACAGTTAAGTTATTTAAGTCTGGAGTAGATATTAGTGCACACACTGCTACAGCAACTTATAAGATAATTGAAGATATTTTAGGATTTGATCATAAAAGTTTTGCACAAATTGTTTACCAATCAAACGCTAGTAGTTTAGAGTTCTTAACAGCTCCTGATACTGCTCGTAAAAAGTTTCTTATTGAAATCTTAAATTTAGGCAAGTATACTCGTGCGGCTGAAGTTTTCAAAGAAGTAAGTGCTCAACTCGCCAAAGACATTGCTAGTGTACAATCTCAAGTAAATACTGTTACTAGCTGGTTAAACAAGTATGAAAAAACAGATTTAACTATAAAAGAAACTGTTGCAGCGCCTGAGCTAGATACAAGTCTTATAGCTGAGGCTAGTAGTTTAGAAGCTAGTATTAATAGTATTGAGTCTACAAATAAAAAGATTTCACAAAACAATACTTATAAACAATTACAATCAAAAATCAAATTACTTCCAATTCCTGAAAAACCTGAAGAAGGCATAGAGGGCTATCAAGCAGAAGTAGCAAAATTATCTAAAACAGTAAGTGATGCTCAAAGTTTTGTTAAAAAGATGAAAGCGCTACACGGAACTTGCCCTACTTGTTTAAGTGAAATTGACGAAGAAAAAGTAACTGAATTAATCGAAGAAAAAACAGCAGAAGCTGAAATAGCTGCTGTAGAAACTATGGGCTATACTCAGCAAATAGCTCAAATTAAACAGCAAAGAACAGCTTGGCAAGATGCTCAAAAAGCTCAAGAAGATTGGGAAAAGTATCATACACTAATTGATACAGAACTACCAGAAACACTACTAGATAAACAAACACTACAACAGCAATTTACAGAATTACAAAGTAGTATTGCTTCTACAAAACGTAAGATTGTTGAAGCAGAGCAGCATAACAAAGAAGTAACCGCACATAATACTAAAGTAGATTTAGTGTCTAAACAATTGGTTGAAATGAACCAAGAGTTAGAAACATATAGCGGTAAATTGCATGAATTAAGCGAAAGAATGAGTATTTTAAATGTTTTAACAAAAACATTTAGTACAACAGGTTTAGTAGCTTATAAAATCGAGAGTTTAGTAAAAGACTTAGAAGAAATTACAAATAAATATTTGGTTGATCTAAGTGATGGAAGATTTCAAATTGGCTTTAAAATAAGTGCTAGCGACAAATTAAATGTTGTTATTACTGATAATGGAAAAGATATTGAAATACTGGCTCTTAGTGGTGGTGAAAAAGCAAGAGTTAATGTAGCGACTTTATTAGCTATTAGAAAACTTATGCAAACCTTGTCCAGTTCTAGAATCAATCTATTAATACTGGATGAAACTGTAGAAACACTTGATACTGACGGAAAAGAAAAGTTAGTAGAAGTATTGCTACAAGAAGAACATTTAAATACTTTTTTAGTAAGTCATGGCTTTAGTCATCCACTGCTAGAAAAAATTAATGTTATCAAACGTAACAACATATCCCAAATAGAGGTATAATATGATTTTAGAAGAAACTAGTGGTAACGTAACTGTTACCCTTGAAGGTAAACAAGTAGTAGTTGGTACTTATTTTGAAGACAGTATGCTTCCTTCTGTATCCGTAATCGGTAGCGGTAAAGCAACATTTCGCGTTGACTCTAGCTGCACAATTGATGTTAAAGGTGTAGAAGCTGCCCCAGTAGAGTTAAAAACAGTTGTGGAAGCACCTGTTAAAACTACTGTTAAAGCGCCAGCAGCTGAGTAATGGTTGTAGACGCTAGAGCCAAGGGTGCTAGAACAGAAACCACAGTACGTGATCTGTTAAAAAAGCATACAGGTTTAGCATGGGAAAGAGTACCTGGATCAGGTGCTCTTGACCCTAAACATCAGCTTAAGGGCGATCTATACGTTCCTGGGCGAACTAACCTTTGGTGTGTAGAAGTTAAAGGCTATGCGGAAGACCACCTTACTTCACACTTACTAACAAGCAAGACTCCGCAATTAGTAGAATTCTGGCAACAGACTACTCGTCAAGGCACTCAAGTAGGCAAAAAACCGCTATTGATTTTTAAATTTGATAGATCAAAAGTATTTGTTGCTTTTGATGAAATGCCTAACTCACAAAACTATCGTTGCCTTTACTACAACCACGAAGATCACGAATTCTATGCAGCACTGCTAGAAGATTGGTTAAAGTGGGAGCAACCAGTATTTGTAACTTGACACAGCAGCTTAACAATGGTATAATAACAGATTAACACGCAAACTATATGTCAAAAACATTCTCAAAAATTACCGAAGCAAACAATACTCTGCTAGTTGTAGACTCACTTAATCTTGCATTTCGCTATAAACATAGCGGTGCAACAGATTTTGCTGAGGATTACTTACGCACAGTTCAAAGTCTTAAAAAATCATATAAAGCATCTCATGTAATTATTGCTGGCGATATGGGCTCAAGTTCCTATCGCAAAGCTATTTATCCTGAGTACAAACAAAATCGTAAAGATAAGTTCGAGAATCAAACCGATGCTGAAAAAGCAGCCTTTGAATTGTTTTTCGAAGACTTTACCAAAACACTAGAACATATTGCTGACAATACCGATTTTCCAGTTTTACGCTTTCAAGGCGTTGAGGCTGATGATATTGCAGCATATATTGTATCAAAAAAATCAAAACTCCCAGTTGATGATATTTGGCTGATTAGCTCAGATAAAGATTGGGATTTATTAGTTCAACCTAACGTATCAAGGTTTAGTTATGTTACTCGCAAAGAAGTTACAGTTGATAACTGGAATGACCATTACGACTTTAATCCAGAAGACTACATTAGTATTAAATGTCTTACAGGCGATAGTGGCGATAATGTTGTTGGGGTGCCTGGTATTGGACCTAAAAGAGCCGTGGGATTGGTTAATGAATACGGCAGTACTTACGATATTATTGCGAGCATCCCTATTAGTGGTCGATATAAATACATCCAAGCACTAAACGAATGTAAAGATACGCTAGAATTAAACTATAAATTAATGGATTTAGTTACCTTTTGCGAAGATGCAATCGGTACTGAAAATTGCAAACAAATTGACGAAACCTTAGAGTTATATTTAAAATGAATCAATCAACAATTATAAATAATGGCATAAGTGCCTATAATATAAATACCATGTATTATACCTCGCTAGAGTGTATGTTAAAACCAGGAGCACAGCTTCCTGAACGTGCGTATCCAACAGATGCTGGAGCAGATTTGTTTAGCTATGAAAATTTGGAAATTTATCCAAACGAGCAAAAACTTGTTGATACGGGTATAGCAATCAAAATTCCACAAGGCTTTGCAGGCTTTGTGTACAATAGAAGCTCTCAAGGAAAAAAGGGAATTACTATCCCTCACAGCGTAGGCGTGATTGATAGTGGTTATCGTGACACAATTAAAGTTTTGTTAAAAAATATCGGTGATGACCCTTATAAAATTGCCACTGGTGATAGAATTGCCCAGTTGGTTATACAGAAGGTTGAACTAGTAGGCTTTAAAGATATTTGGAACGACTCTACCCGAGGCACGGGAGGCTTCGGTTCAACAGGAACATAAAGGAAATCATGGCAGTAAGCACAAGAGCACAAGTAATTACACGTCGTACATATAATAGACCCACTTCAGACGACGGAAAACAATTTGAAACGTGGCAAGAAACAGTAGCCCGAGTTATCGATCACCAAGAATGGTTGTGGCAACGTGCCGCAGGTCGTGAACTAACAGATGTAGAATACTCAGAACTTTACGATCTTGAACAGCTAATGCTAGATCGTAAAGTAGCTATGAGTGGTCGTACACTTTGGCTTGGCGGCACTAACGTAGCTAAAACTCGTGAGGCTAGTCAATTTAACTGCAGTTTTACCCATGTAGAAACTGTATATGATGTAGTAGACTGCTTATGGCTTTTACTGCAAGGATGCGGAGTAGGATTTAAGCCAATTGTTGGCACATTAAACGGATTCTCTAAGCCAATTAAAAATATCCGTGTAGTAAGATCAACTCGTACTGAAAAGGGCGGAAATGAGCACAACACAGAAACATTTGACGCAGAAACTAAAACTTGGACAATTCAAGTTGGAGACAGTGCAGAAGCTTGGGCAAAGTCTATTGGAAAACTTCTTGCTGGTAAGTATCCTGCTGATACTCTCGTACTGGACTTTAGTCAGTTACGGCCTGCTGGTGAAAGGTTAAAAGGCTATGGATGGATCTCGTCAGGGGATAGTGCAATCAGTACGGCATATGTTGCTATTGCCAATATACTTAATGGTCGGGCTGACAGTTTGCTTACTCGTATGGATATACTTGATATTATTAATCATCTTGGTACCATTCTCAGTAGCCGTCGCAGTGCTGAAATCGCTCTTTTCGACTACGGGCAACCAGAGTGGGAAGAATTTGCGGTAGCCAAAAAAGACTGGTGGCTGTATAACAATAGTCATCGTCAACAATCTAATAACAGTTTAGTATTTAAAGAAAAACCACTAAAAGCCGATTTGCAACGAATCTTTGATTTAATGCTAGAAGCAGGTGGTTCAGAACCAGGATTTATCAATGAAGTTGAAGCCTTACGTCGTGCACCTTGGTTCAAAGGTGCAAACCCCTGTGTTGAAATCCTACTCGGCAATAAATCATTTTGTAATCTTACAGAAACAGACATTGCTAAATTTAAAGGAGACACCGCTGGACTACACAATGCCATACGTCTTGCAGCTCGCGCAAATTACCGCCAAACCTGTGTAAATTTACAAGACGGTATTTTACAAGAGTCGTGGCACTTAAACAACTACTTTATGCGTTTATGCGGAGTAGGTTTAACAGGTATTGCAAAACGCCCAGATATGACTGGTTACGACTATGAATATTTAAAGCGTACTGCAACTGGTGCAGCTATTGGCATGGCTCAAGAATTAGGTTTGCCAAGTCCTAAAAATATCACTTGTGTTAAGCCGTCAGGTACACTGTCCAAGATTATGGATACAACCGAAGGAATTCACAAACCCCTAGGAAAGTATATTTTCAATAATGTTCAGTTTAGTAAATTTGATCCTATTGTTGAAGTACTGCGTGCTGCTAATTATAACGTTGTTAATCACCCCACTGATGATAGCGGTGTACTTATTACATTCCCTGTTGAGTGGTCTGATGTTCCTTTCCATAAGACTGGCGGCAAGGAAGTCAACCTTGACACTGCAGTCGAACAACTTGAAAAATACAAATTGATTCAGACCTCATGGACTCAGCAAAATACTAGTGTAACCATTAGTTATGATCCAAGCGAAGTTCCACAAATTATCGATTGGTTGTTGGATAATTGGGATTGTTATGTGGGTGTTAGTTTCATCTATCGTACAGACCCAACCAAAACAGCCAAAGATTTAGGGTATTTATACCTGCCTCAAGAAGTTGTAGATGAACAAACGTTCCGCAACTATGTTTATCAACTAAGCCCTGTTAGTTTAGAAAATGCCAATAGTTTCGATGAAATTATGGGTGAAGACTGTGCTACTGGTGCTTGCCCTATTAAATAACTTTATAATTTTAAAAATGAATCCACAAGAAGTTACCTTGAATTTTACTCTTTCAATTGACGAAACCAATGCTATTTTAGCAGCTTTGCAAGAACTGCCTGCTAAAATCTGTAATCCAATGACTCAAAAAATCAAGAGTCAAGCTGAGCCACAGATTAAGCAACTGCAAGAAGCTGCAGAAGCTCAACAAGCCGAAAAAGGTGAGTTGGCTGGTTTAGTTCAAAACAACTAAATTAAGTAAGCAAAAAAGAAGCCCCCAAGTTTAATAGCTTGGGGGCTTTTTTGTTTTGGAACATAATTTCTCAGTAACTTGCATTTTGACTCCTGTAACCGTAAAATTAAGGTTGTCATCATATATCAAACATGCTATAATTACTACAGTTAATAAATTTTAAAGGAATAATTTATGGCAACAATGATACCTTACTATATATACACATATAATAAAACACCAGATAGTGATAGTGCAGAGTATAATGACGAAGCTACTATGGTTGAAAGTAACTTAGAAACTATGAGACGCGCAATAGATTGTATAGATGAAGTAATTAATGCTAAAGATAATGTGCCTGAGTGGGTACAAGAAAAAATTGCAGTAAGTAAAGCAATGTTAGTTGGTGTATGTGATTATATGAAATCAAAACAAACAACTAAAAAAGAAACATAATAAAATATGGATAATACAGCAAATAACGTATCAGATGCAGTAGTTAAAGAACAAACAGTAGAGCATAATACTAAACCTACTGATAAAGAAATAAGGGATGCGCTTATAAAACAAGCTAAATTTGCAGAAGATTATTATCGCAAACAAGTATCACAGTTTGAAGAAAATTTAAGAAAAAATCTTCAAAAATATCTTAACTTATAAAGAATTTGGCTTTAACCAAGTCGCGTGGTGATGGCGTATATCACGTAAAATTTTAGTAACAATTGTAAAAAAGGAAATTATTATGGCAGAAATGTTAACACCTGGTGGAATTATGATGGGCGGCAGTGGCGGCGACGGTTTATTCGGCGGCGGTGGCGGTGGGTTGATCGGCGGATTGATCTTGGGCAGCTTGTTGCGTCAAGGCAATGGCGGATTATTTGGCAGTAATGGTGATGGTGCAGGTGCAGCAGCTGTTTTGCGCAGTCCCCCTGAGCAAGCACAAGCTAACATGAGTTTAATGCAAGCTATTGGTGCAGTAGATAAGTCAGTGGCAGTAAATGCTGCAACATTTGAAGCGTCACAAGCTACACAAAGTTTAGGTTTAACAACTCAGTTTAACAACCAAACTGCTGCGCTATCAGCACAGTTGATGACCTTGCAACAAGAAGTAATGGAAAACCGTTATGAGTTGAGCAAAGACATTAGTGCTGACGGAGCTCAAACTCGTGCATTAATCACAGCACAATACGAAGCTACATTAAACCGTCAGCTTGGTGATGCAAATGCAGAAATTATTGCGTTAAGAAACCGTTCAGCTCTTGATGCAGCTACTAATGGTATTACTCTTACAAATACCAACAACATCAACCAGATGCAGCAACAATCTCAGCAACAACAACAGTACTCACATTTGGCACAGTTAATTTATGGCTTAGGTCAGAACATTACCAATGGTGCAATCAATGTTGGAAGCGGCACACTGACTGCTAACCCAACTAACACAAATACTAGCATCCGTTAATATTTAATGTGTTTAACAAGCCCCGCAGCCACAAGTTGTGGGGCTTTTTTATTAAGGAATAAGAATGTTACCTCAACAAACAATTATGCCTTTTCCTACACCTCTTTTTCCTATACTTCCTATAATACCCTATATTCCTGATAACGACTTATTTATTAATAGTATTGTTGGTACGGGTACAGTAGGTCCACCAGGACCAAGTGGGCCGCCAGGACCAAGTGGGCCTCAAGGTGAGCCAGGAACACAAGGTGAGCCAGGAACACAAGGTGAGCCAGGAACACAAGGCGAACAAGGTATACAAGGTATACAAGGTATACAAGGTATACAAGGCAAATTAGGTCCCACAGGATTAACAGGGCCGCCAGGGCCAACAGGTCCCGCAGGTAGCCCTGGATTAGTTAATACCATAGTAGTTAGTGAAAACTATACTGCTCAATTAACTGATTTTTATATAGGTACTATTAATAAAAAACCTATTACAATTACTTTGCCTAGTGATCCTCCTAAAGGTACTCAGTATATAATCAAATTACAAATAGGCGCTCCTGTTGGTAATAGAAAAGTAACTGTTAAAAGCGATACGGATTTAGATAACGAAAGCACTGTTGTTTTGGAAAATCCATATGAGTCACTACAAGTACTTTTTCAAGGTAATTGGCATATTACAAATCGTAACTAACAAAAAAGCCCGCTATATTGCTATAGCGGGCTTTTTCTTTATGTTGGAGTATCTTCGTAGCTGTCTTCGTCATCAATGGTGTTATCACCATCCATACTATCAAGCTCACTAAATACATTAACTAGCATATCGCGATAAGGCTGGTCTACCATATGTAAATCTACTAAATATACATCTAAATGATCGTTTCGTAATAGTTCAGCATGGTACATAAACTGACCGAATGCTTCTAGTTCTTCCGAAATATTTTGATTTGCATAGTTTTCAATTACTTGTGCAGCCACCATGCGGTCAACTTTAGGTACAATACCTTTTTGACTCAATTTTACTAATTGTAAGGCTTTGCTTTCTCGTTCACGCATAATTTGGTTACGTTTAGCAGTACTCCAAGAGTATCCACCATCACCTCCCCAAAGATCCCAAGCAACACGACCTTTGCTTGGAAAACCTTCTTCGCCACTGCGAAAACCAGTGGCGCGTTTATCTACTTCATGTCGACTAAAAAAGCTGTACATTCGTAGTACAGTTGACGCTGATAAAGGCTCACGATCTTTTAGTTGATTTGCTCGTGCTAAACCAACTAGTGTACCGCCTGGCTCTCCTTCGCTTTTCCATTTTAGTGCACGTTTGGCTGCACTTGCCATACCTGATGTTGGTTTATATGTTTTTGCCATTGTTAATCTCTATAAGCTAAAATAATTTGTTTACACATTTTAGACCTGACAATATCGTCATCCATAAATCGGACTACTTCAATATCTGGAATACGATCTAATCGATTGATTGCGTCTGATAGTCCACTATCAGGAATATCTGCTTGATCTACATCGCCACTAATAATCATTTTACAATTTTTACCAATGCGTGATAACAACATTTTCATTTCTTCGCGTGTGGCATTTTGTGCTTCGTCTAAAAGAACAATGCAATTGTCAAATGTTGCACCACGCATAAAGCCCAGTGGTTTAGGCTCAATTGTTTTTGCTTTTAGTGCGTACTCATAAAAACCTTTTCCAAGGCTACGAATAAACACACTATCAAAGGGTTCTAGATATGGAGCATATTTCTCCTCTAGTGTACCTGGTAAAAATCCTAGGCCACGTCCTGTTTCTACGTTGGGTCTAGTCAGAATAATCTTCTGAATACGTCTATGAAAGAGTTCTCCCGCTGCATACGTTGCTGCTACATACGTCTTACCTGTTCCTGCACTTCCTACACCGAATACTATTTGATTAGACTGAATTGCTCTTAAGTACTCTGCTTGTATAAAGTTTAGAGGTTTTACATCTGTAAATCCATACTCTACTGGGTTACGTTCCAATTGAATTACATTGTCTCGTCTTGCTCTTTTACCACTTGCCATAAACTTCCTTGTAAGGTTGATAAAATCGGTCTGCCAATTTATATTATAGCAGACCTAGATGCGTCTGTCAAATATAAATTTACTTCTTCTTGGCGTCTTCGACTTTAGTACCTTCAAGTTTTTGGTGCACTTTAATAGTTTTGCACTCTTCTTGAGGTTTACCGGCTTTATCTAAGATAACTTTACCTGCTTTGTCTGTTTTTTCTTTGCAGACTTTTTTGGTTTCTGCTTCAGCATATGCAGAAACAAGTGCGAAACTAGCAACAATTGCTACAATAAGTTTTTTCATTTATTTTCCTTGGTTGGTGCAAACTTTTCGCTTGCTGTAAATCCTAATCCTGCAATTACAATATACATCATAGAATCAAATAGTTTTTGATCTATTTGATAGCCTAGTATCATTGCTATAAAAGCGCCAGCACATAGTAAAAATGCTAAAAAAGTAACTACTCGTTTACTGCTGATACCAGGGTCTTGTGATAACATACACTTTAACTGTTTCATTTAAATTTCTGGATGAGGTGCTTGAACAGGAGCTGGCTTGCCGTTAATATAAGTAATACTAGGACTTGCACTAGTTCCGTTAAATCCAGCTGTGGTTGATAATCCAGGTTGGAATGTTGGTTCTATTTTAACTGGATTAGCTTTAGCATAAGTGTTTGAGCTTTCTTGTGCTTGTTTCATCATATCTCGTTTCATTTCCATTTCTTCTTTACTACCACCAGCTAACATAATTCCACTCAGCGTACCTGTTAAAAAGGTAGCAATTGGAATAATCATTTCAAAAAACTTTTGGTCAATTGGGCTGATAGCGTTTAGTGGCTGAGTAATAAAAATAATTGAGTATAAAACTACAAATACAATGCCAGTCAGGGTAAGAGCTAAACAAATGCCAATAAAGAATTTTAGGCGCGCCATTAGCTGATCTTCAGTATAGATAATTGTCTTACTTTCCACAATTAGCTCCTTGTGTTTGTTGTGCTGTGCAAGCACCTGTTGGTGCAAACGATTGATTAGGTGTTTGAGTTTGTCCATCTTTGGGTGGTCCAAGTCTTGGGTCACGTTGACCTTTGAAAATATGTTCTGGGCAAGTTCGGGTTACGTCACATACTGGCATCTTACAAAAATCTTTGTCCCAGTTTTGTGGATCTTGGCAAGGATATCGAAAACTATCTTTGCCGAAAAACGCTAGTGCTACAGGAAATAATAGTAGTATTATTGCCCATTTAAAAAGTTTTAAGTCATTGTGCATTTTTATAGTCCAAATTTTCCTAGTAATAAATTAACAATTTTGTCTGATAGATCATCTGGTAAAAATTTTAAAAATCCTAAGAACCAAAGCGCTACGCAACCATAAACAATTATTTTTAAGGCTAAATCAAAGGTTTTTTGATACTCGTTCATCTGCCACACCTGTTACCTGTTTGACAATATTGCATTAGTTCGTAACCGCCAATAAATAACAAAAACAAAACAAAAGCAGTAACACCAATAATTACTGCCCACTCATTCATTTCTTCTTCTTTTTGTTTACGCTTACGTTCTTGTGCATTAAACAATCTTAGCTCTTGAGCATCGTTAGCATCCATTTCAGCTTGACGAGCCTTGATTTTATTCCATACATCTATTTTGCCAGTTTGCATAAACAACATTTTAAGTTCTTCTTCAAATGCTCTGGCTTGCTCTAGTGCCATTTCGATTTGTAGTGCAGTACCCATGTTATTGCCTTTGCCACTACGTTTAGCTTCCATTAAAGCTTTTGTAGCTGTGCTCTTAGCATCAAACATTTTGCCAATCATTGGGGCCAGTGAACCTAAATCGTTAGCAACTGCGCTTGCTTTTTTAACCATTGAAATAGCAGACTGTATCCCCGCTAGTGCGGTCATCGGATCTATCATATTTACCTCCTATCGGCGCTTTTTACGCCATTCTAAACAAATTACTTTTCGATTGTATACGTCTCCAGTCCATGCCCACCTAACACATTCGTATTCGTCAGGTTTAGCATAACTTAATGTTATTGAAAGTAGCCAAGCGGATAACACCGCTTAGGCTTCAAAAATGTGTAAAGCATGTTCATAATGCTTTTGTCGATCGGCTAGTCCAATTGTACCGCCATTGATACGTTTTGTAAGGGTTACAATATCGCCTTTATCAGCCCAAGTATTAAGATTGTTGGTTTCCCAGAACCAGCATGCCGATTGAGCAGCACCTTCAAAGGTTTCCATGTATTCGCTAGCCTCTTCAGGCGTTAAGTCAATACTAGCGGCAAACCAAAAGTAGTTGTCTTTGCCTGTGAGTTGAATTAGTCCACGACCGCAGTAACGATAACCATCGCCTGAAGCCTCGTCACCATTGCCCATGCGGTTAGCATAGACACGGTTAGCAATCTTTTCTGGCTTGTTGGCAAATTGTTGTGCCATTTCGTCTGTGGGAAAATATTTAGGAAAAATCTTACGTAGTGTAACTGCGCGATAATTTAAATTTTCTTTGATAGCGGTGAAACCGCCCGATTCGTGCGCACATTGTGCTAAAAATGCTGCCATGCGTTGTGGAGTTGCAATATCATACTCAGGCAACAGTTGTGCTAATGCGCGATGCCAATGATCTACATAAGGATTTTTTGGAATAATTTGTTTTAGTTGTTGAATACTTAATCCCATTAACGTAACCCTTCATAAATGATTTTTTGTTCACGATACCAACGTTGCCATGCTTCTAGCTTAACAGCACACAAGTAGTATTCCGAGTAATTAACTGTAACAACTTTTGCTACATCCGACAGTTTAGCTTGTTCTTCAAGCTTTTTAAGATTTACACAAGGTTCTAGTACTAGTGTTCCCGGTGCTTGTGGAAATTTTGCAGTAACTGGCACAGTGGTAGAACACCCACTGAGTAGTAAAATTAGTGATAGTGCTAATAGTTTCATTTTGGTGCCTCTGCTGCGCGATTGTGTGCTTGTACAAATTCTTGTGGAAGCACACAAGTGTTGTCGTGTTTGATGATTTCACGATCTATATACTTGATGATATCTTCACCACGCTCACGAACTACTTGAGTTTTTGTAATAGTTTTTTCCACAATAGCTGTGTTAGTTGTTGCTGATTTAGCTTCTGCTTCTGCTACTTTTGTTTGCAACTCTTGCACACGAGCTAACCATGCATCATTGTTTGAAATAGCACCTATCATATAAGTGCTAATAACAACTACTGCAATACTTGCAGCTTGAATTAGTTTTGCTTGAGGCAGAATAGTAACAAATTTAGTTACTAAAAATGTTACTATTCCTGCAAATAACAGTAGATAAAATATCCAATTTGGTAAAAATTGTAAAATCCACATAATTTACTTGGTTTAGGTTATTGTAGTATTTCTACAGCAGACTCGGGTTTTGCTTCTAAGGCTTGTTTGAGCATATCAAAGAACGCATTGCGACCTACTTGTAGCTGATCTACATTAAATTTTGCTGAATCTAATTTACGATCTAGGTCTGCAACATGATTCAACAAAATTTGTTGTTCTTGTGTCATGTCTTCGTATTTGTATTCTGTACCATCAATATTCACGGGGGTCTTTTCATTTTTTCCCATTTTATTTCCTTTTTATGTGCCCCTATAATCAGGTAGGGGCTTCCTGTTTTAATATATTTCTTCAACGGCTAATATAGCATTAGTTCTAGTCGCTACTATGTTAGAGCCGCCACTATCGGAAGCAATTTGAACAGTGTATCTACGCTCGCCGTATGCACCTGGGCCTCCTGTACCTGCAATACCAAAAGATGGATTAGTTGACAATGAAATCCAAGCCCCTCTTGCGCTACCAGTTTCGGATGAACCACCAGAAGAAAACGTTTGTGTAAATCTAATCCAATAGCTTGAGCCAATACCAGAAGTAGTAGGCGATGCCCAATTACCCATTGATTGGCCAAAAACACCATTAGTATAATACGTCATTGTTCCATTAGTATCAAATAAATAATATGCATATGGTTGAGTACCCAGATAGGAAGTACCATAAAGATCGGCCAATGATGCTAAAGAAATTGCAATAGCAGATTTACCCCAGCCGTCGCTCATTGAAATAGTTGTACCACTTCCGGGTCTTCCAAACAATGATCGCACAGCTGCGTCATTCATATCAATTGTAGCAGTAGCCGATCTTCCTAGCTCAGTGTTTACCTGACCCAGGGTGATCGTATTGCCAGAACTTGGTAATGGCATATGTTACTCCTGTTCAGTCAATTTTTGACTTATAATGTTTTTAAAAATCTGTATTAATTCTTCAGGTACTGAATCCTCAAGCCATCCTAAAATAATTTCATTTGTAATTTGATCATACGGTATATAATTGTTTTGATCAAATACTGAAGGTGTTACAGTAACTTCACCTGTAGAAGGATTAGTTGTTTCAATTGGTTTTAATTCAAAAGGAATAACTCCCTGACAAAACGAAGAATTACCTGATTCATTTGTACCTACATAATCATAATGAATATGAGAAATAATATCAGGTATCCCATATACTTTAGTACGACTTAATTGTCGAATATTAAATGTGTATGTAATATTCATGAGTTAACTTTCTTTTCTAATTCTTGTATTTTAGAGTTTAATTTTTCAACTGTAGAAGTTAATTCTTTAATAGCTTCAATAAACAAACCAGCCATGTTACCATATTGAACACCATACTCATCTACATCTTTTGCATAAGTAACTGCTTCAGGTAAAACTTCATTTACTTCTTGGGCAATTACTCCAATTTGACGTTTGTTAGTATCAATTTTTTCGTCATTTGTTTCAATACGTTTATAAAATACACCACGTAATTTGTTAACAGTAGCAAGGGCGTTGTCAACAGTTACAATTTCTTTTTTCTTACGAGCGTCTGAATAAGCAACTACGTTACCTGTTGAATAAATACCGCCATCTACATACATAGCATATGCTGAACTTGTTGATGATGTTCTTACACCAAGGCAAGCATTACCTACAGACCAATAATAAACCCAGTATGTGTAATTGTACAGGCCACCATTTCCACCGCTATCAAACATACCAATAGTTGCGTTGTTAGAACTAGGAAGTCTTATTCCTGAATAACTATTTTTAATTCCAGACAATTGCATTGGTCCGTATGTGCTGTCGTTTGCATGCCAATGTGGTACACCAGTTGCACCGGGCCAATACATTCCATATGTACCATCCATTTGAATCCAAGTGTTTGGACGGAAATAACCACCTCCGGCTAATGTTAACTGATACAAATATGAAACACCATTTGGATTTACGTAATAACCCGTGTCTTGGGAGTCGTAGAAGATTGGTGATCTAATAGATTCGCCATTTAACAAATAACCACCGTTATCCATTAAAACGTTCGCGCCACTAAACCGCATTTGCCAAGTGTTATTGCCACCAATGTACAACTCATCGCCAGAGCCCGCTTTTATCATAGAAGCGTTTGTTCCAGCTGACGTAAGCGTTATATCAGAAGACCCATTTACATAAAATATTGCAGTAGTTAATGCACTGTTGCCATTTGGGTCAACGTAGTACGCAGTGTTGTTGCTGTCGTAAAAGATTGGTGAGCGAAATGAGTATGGGGCCGTAACAAACCCACTAGGACTAAAAATTGCACTGTAGTCGCCACCCAAATGACTACAGTAAACACCATAGCCGCCTGCGCCTGTACCAAATCCTGTACTCGAACCGCCATAAATATGTCGCCAAAGATATGTATTATTGCCATCGGGTCGAACATACCATTCAATTGAACTACCACTTCCATTATTAGATGTAAAGATTTTTCCACTTGCTAGTTCTATAGCGTTTAAATATGAAGTGCTTGCAGGATCAAGATAGAAACCTGTGTTATTGCTGTCGTAAAAGATTGGTGCGCGTAAAGAACTAGAGGCTTGACCAGTACCGCCATTTAATGTAACCGACCAGTTATTGCCGTATCCGACGTTATCAAAAGTATAGGAATTGGCATTGAAATAACGATTTCCACTAGTAGTATAGTCTCTAGAGCCCCACGAGCCGACACTACCAGGAGTGCCGCCCAAATGCAAAGTTCCTACAAAATGTGAGTCACCAGATATTGATAAACGTGTATCAGGTGTTACGTTACCCAAACCCAAGTTTACTAGTCTTGAGTTGCTATTTGGGTCTACGTAATAGCTTGTGTCTTGCTGATCATAGAAAATATTAGCCCGCATGTCGCTAGTATTCATCTGGCTTCCGCCATTTACCTGCAACATTGCATTAAAGTAAAAATTACTCAGGTTGGTATAAATATGAGCATGACCGCCATTTGCTGGGCCAAATTCAATGTAACCATAAGGCGTGGTATTGCGCATACCCCACGAGCCCGCATGGATGTAGTATCCGCCATCGCCAAAGTCAATACTAGCTTGTCTGCTTCTACTTGCTGGATCTGTGAAATACGCAGTGTTGTTACTATCGTAAAAAATTGGTGCACGAGACGAGTTTATTGAAAGCGAGTAATCGCTCATTAAACGGAAAGTTTCACCGCTACTAGTACCCATTCGTACCCAAGCGTTGCCACCAGATACAAGAGTGCTACCTCGAGCAAATAAATTCAAACTGTTTGCATCTGAAACAATTGTAATACCTTGTTCAGTATATGGTGGAAAATTGTCGCCAGAACCCTTAATTAAAAAGTAACCAGCATCCGAAGCGGTAGCGGAGCTTGTGCTCTTTGAAAAATAAAATCCTGCGTAATCGGTACCTGATGGCTGAAATCCCAAGCCATAGTTTTGACGTGTTCCAGATGATATGTTTTGCCAAAAGACGGAGTTTGCACTAGCAGCACTACCAGTAATACTAATATTCCAAGTGCCACTTGCACCACCACCAATTAGTGTTGGGGCGTAGCTGTTGTAGTTGGCTGCGTGAAGGATTGCTCTAGTAGTTGAGCCGTCAAAGAATGACCCACCACCGTAAACGTAAGTCGAACCTGTGCCTTTAATATAGGTACCAAGGCCAGCCGTGCCATTGTAACCAAAAGAATCGGACTGCCCCGCCATATTCATCACAGTTCCATTTGAAATAGAACTTGTAATAACTCCACTAACAGTACCACCAGTTAAAGGTAGTGCATAGGAGCTGTAGTTACCTGCGTGGAGAATTACGTTACTATTAACTTGAGCGTTTGTAGCTGCGTTTAAAGAGCCGGTCCATACACCACTCTGATTCCAAAGCTGGGCATCGCTTGCTACATTCCACGAAGCCGAGCTATTGCTTGAAGCAAACCACCTAGCTCCAGTACCGCCACTTAACCCGAGTAATGCGCTATCTGTATTTGCACTTGCATGAGTCCAAGCTCCAGTATTATAATAAACCCCAGTGCTTAAATATGTCCAAGAACCGGAATGGGGCAGAATACCAAAGACTGTTGCGTAATCACTGCTTTTTGCAGCAAGTGGGCTTGAGTTAGTTGAACCAGAAATGCTAACTGAAGTGCCACGCGAACCAATAACTGTTCCGATATTTAACGCGCCGCTTAACGTACCACCACTAAGCGGCAAATATAAACCTGACAGCGAAGGAATATCTCCAGCACTTAGCGTAGTGCCCGAAGTAACGCGACCGTACGCATCTGTGGTTACTTTGGTATAAGTTCCTGCAGTACCTGCAGTAGCTAAGCTTAATGTAACGGTGCTTGGCGAAGTTTGGTTGGCAGTAAACGATCCACCGCCTGACAACCCAGTGCCTGCACTTATAGTTTGTGTGGCATTGCCAATAGTAAGTCCAGCAATAGCAGCAGCAAGTTCTTGATCCGTTGCCATTGCATCTTGAATTTCTTTGAGCGTATCAAACGCAGCACCTGCTCCATTAGTAACAGCAGCAATAGCAGCTGCTTGAGCAGCATTGGCTTTAGCAGTAGCATCTGTGGCAGCTGCTGAAATAGCTTCGGATTTTGCTGTGGCAATTGCTGAGGTGTTAGCTGAAATTGCGCGAGCGTCTGTGTAGTATAAGTTAGTGCCTTCGGCAATTCCTGACGTTGACGGAGTTGTATAACTAAACACACCTGTGGTGGAGTTATAACTTAAACTGCCAGTTGCCGAAACTGCAGCACGAGCACGTGCGTCTGTGTAGTAAAGGTTGCTGCCTTCAGTAATTCCACTACTGCTTGGAGTTGTATAACTGAACACACCTGTGGTGGAGTTATAGCTTAAACTTCCTGACGCCGATACCGCAGCACGAGCTTGAGCTGTGGTAATGTATCCACTTGGATTAGTTGCATTATAAGGTGTAAAACCAAGTGCATCAGTAACATCTGCTGAAATTAGGGTAACAGCACCAGTACGAGTATTTACTGATGTAACACCACCAGTTACTGTGATAACACCAGTTGTTGCGTTATAGCTACCTGAGCCTGTTACACTAATTGCAGCACGTGCACGGGCATCTGTAAAATAAAGGTTAGTACCTTCGGTAATTCCACTAGTCGAGGGAGTTGTATAACTAAGCACACCTGTGCTAGAGTTATAGCTTAGACTGCCTGAGGCACTTATAGCAGCTCGTGCTAAACTATCAGTATACTGTGTGATTGTAGTTGTGATTACACCAGTAGAACTATTGT